CGCCACGACCTGCTCCGGAGCTGTAGGCCGTGCTCCCACTACCGACCAGCGATGTGACTGCTCCAATCGGCGCATAATGGTAGCCGTAGACATTTTCAAATACGGTAGGCTGCTGCACGTTAAAGAGGCGCGCCTGGAATTTGTTCCCGCGTTCCTGGGCGAACTGCCCGAGGGTCTGGCCATAGCCCCCGAGAACATTACTGAGCGCCTGTGCCCCCGGCAACCCCAGGGAGTTGATCTGTCCGAGATTATTCAGATATGCCTGCTGGCTGCGCCCGGCTCTCTCTTCGCCCGCCAGACGGAGCCCCTCAGCCAGCGTCAGCTGTCCGGTCCTAGCACTGGCTCGCAGTTCGGCCGCGCGCGTCGTAAAATTGCCGAGCGTCTCGATGCCAGGGGAGCTGGTCTCGTAGCCAGAACCCAACTGGCCCCGGAGTTGGTCCCGTAGCAGCATTTCCTGATCGCCTAGCTCGCGCTCGAGTGCTGGGTCAACAGGGAGTTCCCCTCTCAGTGCTGCCTGTGAGCGTTGCAGCAGCTGCGTTTCTATACTCTCTCGTAGCGTCTCCTGCTCGGTTTTGGCGGCATCCGGAATTTCCTCGTAGCTCACAATCTGCCCAGAGCCATCGCGTACCGCTCGAATGCCTAAGGACTTATAAAGCAGCGGAGCCAGCAGATCTTGCTGCCGCGTTTGATCCCCGACCAGGTCTCGTTGCTGGCGCAGCAGGGCAACCTGCTCCTGTTGCAGGTCCTGCTCCTGCTGCGAAGGTTTGGGAAATTCTACTTTAGGAGAAGTCATACTATTATAGCTCCTTCCTATACCATAGCGTATCCCGCGTCACATTGATGGGCGAGAACCCCAGGCGCTCCATCAGTGCCTGCAGGGAGGTATGCTGACGCTCGATCCCCCACCAGTACGCCTGGAGGCCATAGCCTCTGAGCGTCTCGTCGTAGGATTCGACGAGACGCAAGGTCACCCACGGGGCCTGGGGCCCCGGCGCTAGGGCCAGCCGCCCAATAGAGACAATCCCGCCGGTGGTGCGGGTTGAAATGACCCCGATGACCACTGCATCCCGCACCGCGACGCATGTCGGAAATTCCCACGCCTCGGCGTAATCATCCTCGGGCAAGAGCGTCTCACAGGACGGGTAGTCGTCTGGCAATGCCAGACGATAGGTCGTTTTAACTGAACGTGTCCCGACTGGCACGGTTGCCTCCAATTGCAAAGAGAAAAAGCATCTGCCAAATGGTGAAACTCTCGTTATTGGTCCCGTTGTACACGCGGAATGAGACCCGAATGCCGCTGCCCTTCACTCGTCGCGTTGCCTGCCCTCCCGTATATCCGGCGCCGAGTACCGTCGTATCGAGGAAAATATCATCGAAAATCGGCCCGGCGATTCCTGCATAAAACGTCAACGTTTCAGAGAAATTTCCGTCCCAAAATACATCGACAAGCACAGGCGTGTTTTCGCTCTGCACGGTCATTCCCAGCGTGAGGAAGCCGCCGTTTTTCCGTCGTGACGCCAGCGCGGGATCTGCATGCGAGCCGTCCAGATGTGGAGTTTGGAAACTCCCAGTATACCCAGTACCGCCCTTCGTGTACCCTTCCTGGTCGAGACTCCAGACACCCCCGGTATGGTCGCTGACGACTACCGCAGATTGTCCTGTCGTATCGCGGCGTAACCACAGCGCCTCATTCTGGTCGCGGTCTCCCCAGCGAAAGCGCGGGACATCGAGTTTGAAATCAATAGTCACCCGCCTGTCGTTTCGTGCCGAGGCGAGTGCAGTCAGCGCCAGGATCATCTCACGGCGCCTGGGATAGTAGAGCATCCGTGCCGCAGGGAAACGACTATAGGTGATGAGTGGCTCCAAAAACGTGTCAATCATCGCCGCCTGTGATAGGGTCAATCCGCCGAGATTCCCAAATTCCTGCACCGAGCTGAGTAGGCATATCTGCCCTGATGGCGTCAGGAACAGGATATCATTATCAATCAATGTAACCGCCAGTGGCCCTGGCAAACCAAAAACCCCGCTGAGCCGAACAATCGACCAGTTGGTTAGTGCAACATCGCGCGTGTCCACGAGATAGATCCCTCGTGGAAACTTGAACACCACCAGCAGCCCTTTATAGGAGACCAGCCCGGCAATGTGTTCCCCTTCGCCGGGGGAAACACTCAGGGTTCCGCTGCCAGCTCCGGTGAAATTCTCATGATCGGTCACCTGGGAATGATAGAGTCGATGTGGGTCATTCACATTGCCAGCCCCCCATAGACGATTTGCATGCAATACGCCTACGGTGGGCTGATTAGTACCGATCCAGTCAGCAGGCGGTGTCGCCAACACCGTCATGGTCGCCCCATCAGCCGCCAACACGCGCGGGGGCTGCCCCGCAGCAAAACACACGAGTTTACGACTACGCCCGATCGACTCAGCCCCCCCCTCTACAAAAACGGGCAGCACCTCCGGTTGCAGTCCTGAGGCTAGGGTCACTGGGAATGTCCCGCTCCCGGTATCCTTGAGCAACCGACCATCGGCAGTATACACTACCATGCGTTGCTGAGTTGGGGTCCACCAGTCATACCCTGCAAGTGCGAGGGCATTCCCGGGCACTTGGGCCAAAAGCGCCGCGCCTCTCTCCTTACTAATCGAATTATCCGTAAATGTAATGTTTTTTGCTTCTATGAGTTGGGTCGGACGGATATCTGCGACATTCGTATTGCCAGTAAGCCCTTCAAGCCCCAGGGGGATAGAGACGGTTATTCCGGTATAGGACATATCAGGTCCTCCAGAGGCGAGACGTACCCCAGCGGCGTTGCTGAGACGCCCGCGGGCGTATCTGCCCACTGCGAGGACTCTGCGTTGCCAACAGACGACGTTGCTCACGCGCCATGGCCCGAATCCCTACCTTCGCAGCAAGCCCGATAGCATCAACGCGACTGTCCTCTTTCTGCAGCAGCAGGTAATACAGGGTCATATCCGCGAGGACTCCCCGCCACTCATGCGGCACGAGCGGTTCCTCGGTAGGGTCCAACGCCGTGAGGAGGGGCGGACGTCGGAGGTATTCATACTCGACACGAAGTTTTCCAGTTGGCAACCCCCCACGATTAAGCCGCACGGTGGGATAGTTTATCCCGCCACTGACCATGCTGCCTTGCGCAATGAGCGCGTAGCAGTCTGGGACACCCGTGAGCATCTCCCCTCGCGGATAATCTCGTTCCAGGCTCACCATGTCGGTCAAAAAAATATCACGCCCGCTATCGCTGTCATTCCACTGCAAGGCCCGTAAAGCCTGCACCGGACGCAAGACGGACGGGGACAGCGCATATTCAACTTTGCGTAGCGTATACGATTTACCGCTTCCTGTCAGCCCTACATAGATACTATCCAGCGTCGCGTCAGCCTGCCCGCCCGTATGGATGCTCACGCGGTATACTGCGTCATCGCCTGTCGGTCGAAACTCCCACCCGGCGATACTCGCGGTCGGTGCCGAAGAGAACGTGATGCTAGCGCTATCAGTGCTTGCAGTGACTGTACCGATTGTAATGGGACTATCCATAATGAGTATGCCAGGCGGGAGAGCCCGTAGCCAGAACCAGTCCTCGCGGATTTCTGGAGCAAATGTGGTCCCGCCCAGGCAGAGACTATAGTATTGCCTATTCATCCAGGCCAGAATGTCCTGCCAGTATTCACTAGCCGTGCTGGCAATTTCATTGCCTCGGCTCAGGACATCTGCACGGATGTCTGCTGTCGTCTGGAGATTGGGCATGCCCTATCCTCTCATGTGCCGTGCAGGCGTTACCAAGCCCTCCGTAAAGTCCAGTCGTTCACGGCGGGGATATACGGCGGGCGTGGTCAACGCCGGAGGAGTGCCTCCACAAACGACGGGGCCGACTGCTCCGCATGAGCCATTTCTACGGATTCGAGCGCATCGTAGTTGCTACTGATGTCTCCATCATCATCCGGACTCTCGGGTAAAGGCGATTCGTGCTCCAGCGGGGCGCTGGGTCCTCCAGCCTGGTGAAGCTGGTCTGTCAGCGAGAGCAGCACGTCAAGATCTTCCTCGCTCAGGTGCGCCAGTCTGCTGAGCAACTCTGATCGGTGCGGGACGGGCGCAGACTGACCCCAGCCGACCTCACGCAGTGCGCGCGGGGTACATCGGGCTATCTCCGTCAGTAGCCAGTCCGGATAGGGCGGATCGAGATTTTGTCCTCCTTCATACCATGCCTGCCCACTCTGCAAAAATATATTAGGATGTCCCCCTACGCTGAGAAGCATGTAGGGGTTGATTTTTGTCACACGCAGCCGTTGCTCTCCTGTTTGTGGGTCGAGGTGACTTTCCCGTTCGTGGACCCGATCGAGGCTGAAGCCTGCCATGTTAGTTCTCTTTCTACCAGCCAACAGCTTCGGCATAGAGTGTCTGTGCCGCTGGCGCATGCTCGGCTGCCAATAATTCTTTGAGCGCGCCGAAATAGACGACGCCGGCAGCTGACGCCACCAACCCAACGCTCACCGCCCCGTTGCTCGGCTGCCTCGCGGCTGCCGCTAACGGATCCGCAGTCCCATCCAGAGGGTAATCGTCCAAAGTTCCAGCCCCAGCAGCAGACGTCACCACCCCCTGGATAAATCCCTGCAATTTCAGATTATCCTGGTCGAATTTCCAGAGGATGCCCTGGTCATCACTAGTGTCTGTCATGACTAAAAAGTCTAGTCGCTGTTGTAGGCCGAACATTGCATAGTTCGGGAGCGGTATGCCCCCCGCAGGATAGGTCAGCGCCCCATCGCCAAAGGCGATCCTGACGCGATGGCGTCGTTGTTTGCTGCCCCCTCGAGCGTAGCGCTCCTGCACGATAATCGTCACGTCCCCGGCAACAAAATCTGGCATAGCCTCTCCTTACGCCGTTTCAACATAGTCGCTAGTGTTCGCATTTTCTTCATAGACTTCGCGGCCCCAAATAGAGGCCAGCGCCAAATCCCCAGCCGCTGCGACATCAGTCACTTCCACGACGAGTTGGCCACCCGCGAGGGCTGTGTAGCTCAGGGTGCTTTTGCCCACAATTTTGCCTTGCGTGTGGGCCGTCGTCAGGTTGATGGTGGCGATGGTCACCTCACCGCTGGTACTGCCAGCAGTGGGGCGATATTTGAGCAACACGATGCCCGTTGCGCCAACATCATTCATGATGGTCAAGTGAAATTCAAAAATTTCTATGGGCTTCGGGACAGGCATTGTTGCCTGGACCGTAGCCGAGTTGAGATCGATCTGTTTCGCTGGGGTCCCTGCCGCGCCGTTCAGTGCCCAACTGCGATGTCCTGCATCACTCATGTTCTGGTTCTCCCTCGTCAGAGGGCTGCCGTAGCAGCCCTGCGAGATTATGCTGACCCGTAGTGCACTCCAGTAGCCTCGCCAGCGTTTGCGCTATCGCCCCATGTCGAACGATACCTAAGAATACCATACCACCCAACTTTATTGCGCAATCCAAGTTCGGTGGGGATCCCCACGCGTAGCTCCGGTGCCATGGCCTCCGCGAGGCGGAAATGGTCCCGACCGAATACGATACCCTCCCCGGTCACTGACCCCGTCCCAACTTTGCCGAACGCATTACTGTGGTTTGTTGCCATGAGGCGTGTCTGTGCCCACCGACCGCGCTCGTTGGTGTAGCGCGTAGTCGGGTCTGTGTATTTGTGCCACTCCTCAAAATCAGGATCCTGCCCCAGGCCCTTCAGAGAAAGCCAGCGAAAAATGCCAATGTAGGAATTGTCCTCATAGTACGGCACATGGAGCGTATCGTACATATAGTCAAAAATCTCGTCGAGATGCCAGGCCCCGAGATTCACCGTCGCCGCCGCGCCGAATGTGCCATTGACCGTAATATTCTTACTGGCTACCCCGGTGGCGGCGTATTTGATGAGGGTGTCTTTTGAGGCTACCGCTGCTAGAGTATCTAGGACTAAGCTCATCTGGTCTCGTAATCGAGCTTGGAATTGGTTGCCCAGGTCGAAAAAGGCCAGGTCTTCTGCCAGCGAGCTAAAGCGTAATTTTCGCCCTAGTGGTTGCACCGTTGCGCTGCGTTCTGTGATGGTTACATCATCCTCAGGGATATCGTTGTTCTCCGTCAAAACCGCACTCACAGGTTCGGCAAGATTTCCAATACGTGTCCAGGTAACCGTTTCGCCTTGTTTGCGACCAAACCCGCCCGCCTCGCCAGCGAACTGTGGCACTACGGTCTGGGAAATCGCTGCGTGCAAAATGCGCTCGGACATCGCGTGGTTTTTCCCAACGCCCGAGGGATAATCATAGGTCCAGCCAAACTCCGCCATGGTTTATGCTCCCTGCGCGGCCTTGCGCCGCGCTTCCCGTTGCGCCCGGATGAGATCGCTGACCCCCCTCGGTCGAACGGGCGGTGATGTTCTCTCCGCCTCCTGCGTGCCAGGCTGGCGCGTTCCTCCGCCACCCTCCACCAGGCGTATTTGCCCAGGCGCTACATCCTCAGGGTTGGAGACTCCCACGCCAGCAATTGTTGCTAGGCGCTGCCTCACGGCGCCTGCGAGGCGTTTCGCGGCACTGGGAGTAAACGCTAATTTTGCGAGGTCTCCAGAGCCTCGGATGGTATCGAAAATAAAACTTTCCATGCCCTCGAGTTCTGGATTCTGACCATAAAAATTCTCCCAGAAACGCTCCTGCCTCGCGCTGGCAAGCGCCTCGATTTTTGCCTCCTCTTTGATCCGGGCCAGATGGGCCTGAGGGTTTGTAAAATATTCCACGGTTGAGTCACTAGTCCCACTAGGCGCAAACACCTGGCGTATCTGGCCAAACTGCGTTTCCAGCTGGTCCAGCCGCTGGCGCTCAGCCTGGAATGTTTCGTTGCTCTCCCGCAGCGCTGCAAGTTCGGCCTGCATCGCCCGGATGTCTGCTGACGAGATGGCGTCATCTCCGCTGGGTGGGGTCCCTAGCTGCTCCCTCGGTGGTAGTGCGTCATCCAATGGTTCTGACACGATGGTTCTCCTCCTCACGCTGCCGCTGTTGTCGCTGCAGCTCACTCAGAATTTCATAATATCCCGCAATACGCCCAAGCCCACAGCACAGCGTTTCAAACGTTGCCTTCCCGCTGCGCAGGTCCGCTAGTGTGTATTTTAGGGTTATTTCTGCCTGTGCCATTAAGTACCTATGTGCATCTGCAGCTACCCCCGCATGGAGCGGCCTGGGCAGCAGCTGACACGCATCGTCAACCTGTACGCTGGGCATGCTCGACTCCCTCGCGCAAGATCGATATGGCCTGTTGCTGCTCGAGTACCTCAATGGCCTGAGCGCATACACGCATAATTTTGAATTGTCGGGCGAGCGCCTCCGTCAAGAACACGCCACGCGTCTCCAGACTCATGCCCTCGCTCTTGTGGCGCTGATACCATGCCGCATGCTCCTGGACCATCACAAATACACTCATTGGGATGTCCCCCTGATACAGTAGTCGCAAGGCCTCGGCTAGTTCTACCAGGACGCCATAGAGGCTCGTGCAGGTGGTGGTCAACATCTGGGACTGCGCAATGGCCTTGACGCGCTCATCCCCGTAGAAGAGCACAGCTCGGTCGTGGTTCTTTACAAACCATGTCGCTGCACTCATGAGCGCCCGATGTAGCGGCGAGCCCTCTGCCAATTCCTCCTCAGATTCGAGGTCAGCGCACCACGCGATAGCCACGGGCGATATCCTCCGGCGTCATGGCGTTTTTCTCAGGCATTTTGGTTTTGCCAGTCATGGGCATTTTCGTCGCCATATTTTTGCTTTTTGGCGCCATGGCTTTATCCTGGGTCATGGGTGTGCCGTGCATGTCTGCCTGCATCATCATTCGATCCCTCCTGTGTTGGGTGGGGTGACTGCCGTTTCGTTCTCCTCCTGCCCCCTCAGGGCAGGGATATTCTCCGCCTGCCCGGCCCCGGGCAGGCGGAGGGAGGCTGGATGCTGCAGCCTGCCCGGTTGGGCCTGTTGCAGCATCAGTGACATGGCCTGCCGCTCTTCTGCACTCGACTCAATGCTCTCAGGATCAATATTTAGCGACTTGAAAAGTCTAGAAATAATCTTATCTGCACTATAGCGATTAGTGAAGGCCTGTAAAAGCAACGGATTACCGCTTACGGACTGCATCAGCACCAGAAGTTTCTGAAAATCTCGTGCTCTGGCCAGCACAGCAGAGAGCCCATTCACGCGTAGCTGGAATCCCTGCCCGAGCAGCGCGTAGCGCTGCGGTGGCGTCAGCTGCCCCAGAATCGTTGCTGCCTGCTCACCCAGTACCGCCACGGCCTCAGCGGCAGGGAGGTCGGGCAAATATTGCAGCACGCACAGCCAGGCTTTGCGTAGAGTAGGCTCGATTCCACGGTCCTCCACATCCCGCACAATGCCATCGATCAAACTCGCCTGTCCGCTTTGGGCCTCCACAATGGCACCGACTTTCGTGCTTGCCGGGGGGAGTTGTCCCAATTTGAGATCATTTGTTAATGCCGCGACCTGAAACTCCCGGTCCAGCAGCTGATACACCGCCAGCGCCTCTTGCGGCACGCGCCCGCTGGCGACCTGCTCAAGGACCTTCCCGCCGGGAGGAACCTCCGCTTTGATGTCCAGCGTCGTACCATAGGGAATAGTGTCCTGGACCTGGTCTGGACGTTCGAGCCAATCGCGGCGCAGCTGGTTAATGCCCCATACCGCCGATATTCCGCCGTCAAGGATCAGATTATGGAGTTCATTAAGCGCCAGGTTGAGCGCGACAGCATCATCCATGAGTGCCGTATGCCACACCGACGCAGGGAGACGACGCAGTGGGCAGGCAACAAAACAGCTCTGCCCGTGCCAGTACGGATTCTCCTCCGGTACGCGAATCAAATAACGATCGTTCGCCAGCGTGGCGAGCACGTTGCGTTCCAGTACGCGGCCGTCATCGTCTAAAATCGTACCCCAGAACTCGTCGAGTACGACGCGCTTGCGGAACCCCTGCGGCGTTGACTCGTCCTGTCCCTTGTCCTCATCCCGCCGTTTATCGGTCAGCGGGAAGGCGAAATCCCCTGCAATCTGGCGCACGATTTCGGCGTCATAAATCGCGTGCGGCCCCTCGCTCATGGCCTGCACCTCATACAGATCGCGCTCTACCCGATGGATTTCGTACAGCTTGCGCCCAGTGGGGTCCGGATACCACCCCTCGAGTAGGACGAGATCAATTGCCAGGTGCCACGTTGGGTACGTCGTTTTTTTCAACTGCTCGTAGGGCTCCTCGTAGCTCCCGGAGGCCTTCTCGACGACGCGTACCCCGCGTTCTACCGTCAGGCGCGGCTGGGTATCAATGCGCCCGTGAATTTTGAAAACCATCAGGCTCTCCAGCACAGCGATTTTCAGCGCATCAGCCACGAGGGTCGGAAAATCAAGCGCTTCATCGTAGGCATAACTCAGACTATTCAGCTGCGCAGCTAGGAGCCGCCAGAGTGCTGCGGGCTCCAACCCGGGTGGTAATGCGCCCTGTGGGTAGTCCAGACTGCCCCAATCGCCAAAATCGGTCATGGCCCGTTTGATAAACGCGACGAATTGCTCAACAGCTTCGCTAATTTTCGGCAGAAACTCCTGACTCTGTCCGGGCGCTTTATGGCTCCAATCCTGTCGCCCGTGGTAGGCGTCCAGATTCCATTGGTTGCGCCTGAGTCGGCTTTGCCGTGCCCCCTCGGCTTCTTTTCGGCAGGCGCGGATATACCTAATGACCATGGCCTCATAGTCCTGTTCAGGTTCTCCCGCTTCAACTAAAAATTCTGCCTCAGCCAACGATGCCCCCTTAGAATCTAGGACTCATGTGTGGGATATTTGGGTGTCCCGTAGCCAGGGCGACTCACCTGTGTCGGTCGCGCGCCAATCATTTGCTCTCGCTGCGCACAATCGATACAAAATGCCAGTGCTGCCTCAACGCCGGGCCGTGTCGGGTAGCCGCACTTGCGGCACCGGGGCGGAATGGGCAACGTCTCGCTCATACGGGTCGCGTGCTCCCATAATGCGGCAGCGCGACGACACTACCGCGGCGGCTGCGATTGGTATACAGTTGTTCCTGTTCCGTCCGAGTTCGTACAGGCCTGACCTGGAAAACCCAGTATCCCAAGGCGTCAGTCATGTGTGTTCTGCGACTATAGGGATCAGTATGTTTGCTACTTTTTTTAATCCCACCACGCCCGTCGTCCAGTACCTGCTCGAGATCGTCTGCCAGCTCAGACAGGCTGGGATCGATCACCACGTGTATTTCCCCGGTTGCATCCCGCAGCGCCATATTTACAGCCTGCACGCGCGCTGCAACCGGCGGATTGTCTACAGGGACACGCATTCGGACACCGCTGGGGTAGCTCCGCATGTGCTGCAGAATGGCCTGGTAGATGGTGCTCTTATCGCGAGGGCTCCGAGCATGCCCGCTCGCATCGCCGTAAATCCATACCTCATGGGGGTGTTGAGGATAGATCTCTCTAAACGCATCAACCATGTCGGAGATGCTCCCCTCATCCAGGCAAAATTCTCTGAGGCACCGAAATATCCCCTGATGATACTGACCCACTGCGCTATAGAGCGGGG